GAGTAAAGCTTGGTACTCTAATGGAAAACGCCATCGTGAAGATGGTCCTGCGGTTGAATACCCCGATGGACATAAAGTTTGGTATCTCGACGGAGTGAAACACGGTGAACAAGAATTCCTTCTTAAAACCGCTAAAGAAATCGTCTTGACGATGGACGAGATTGCATCTAAGTTTGGCATTGAAGTAAGCAAGCTAAAGATCTCTAAGTAACGAACACGAAACGAACACTAAAACACATTATGACTCCAGTATACATTATCATCAACGAATACGGAAACAAGCATTACTACAAGGACAAAGCAATGACGATACGCCATCGTGAAGACGGTCCTGCGGTTGAACTTGCCGATGGGAGTAAAGCTTGGTACTCTAATGGAAAACGCCATCGTGAAGATGGTCCTGCGGTTGAATACCCCGATGGACATAAAGTTTGGTACTCTAATGGAAAACGCCATCGTGAAGATGGTCCTGCGGTTGAATACCCCGATGGACATAAAGTTTGGTACTCTAATGGAAAACGCCATCGTGAAGACGGTCCTGCAATTGAACATGCCGGTGGAGATAAATCTTGGTACGTCGATGGAAAACGCCATCGTGAAGACGGTCCTGCTATTGAATTTGCCGATGGACATAAAGAATGGTACGTCAATGGAGTGGAACACGATGAACAAGAATTCCTCAAGCGAACTGCTCCAGAAATCGTCTTGACGATGGACGAGATTGCATCTAAGTTTGGGATTGATGTTAGCAAGTTGAAGATCTCTAAGTAAGGAACACGAAACGAACACGAAACGAACATTATGACTCCAGTATACATTAACATCGGCAAATATGGCGACAAGCATTACTACAAGGACAAAGCAATGACGATACGCCATCGTGAGGATGCTTGGAAAATAGCTGAAAAAGAAGGTCAGATCAGACGAAAAGTATCTTCTGATGGAACGCTCTACAGTGAGAACCTTTATTAAAAACTAGATCACACTCAGGACATGAAGCAAGAACTTTATATCGAACTTGATGGTAACACATCCAAAGAACTTTGGGATAATCTAATGGATTTGATGTGTGAAGCATGTAAATGTAAAAACGATGAGGGGGTGGACGAATGGCCACTGTTGATGTCAAAGAGTTATAAGGGACTGATCAAAGTGGTTGATCTTGGCAAGGGGAATACCAGCGGAAACCAATATCATAAAGATGTAGAGATCAAAAAATTGAAAGCCGAAATTACCAATTTGGAGAATAGAAAATCGGGACACAATATTTTGAATTATGTGTGATTGTTATAAAATTGGTGGACCTTGGATTGCAGAAGACCCGAATTGTCCAGTTCATGGAACTGAGGCTAGGATTAAAACAAACAAGATTGAAGCTCTTAAAACAAGAGCCGATCAAGCTACAAATCTTGAAGAAGTGACGGCAATATTAAAAGACTTTATTGATCTACAATCGGAATGATTTCTCTTAAAAACTAGACTACACCGATACCATGAAAGCAAGTTATCGCAAAACAAAGACTGGATTTTACCCTGTAATTATCTTCAATAACAAATCGCGCATGACGCATCGTGTCCAATGTTTCACAAAAGATTCGGCAATTAGGCTTGCGGAAAGTGTTATCAACGACATTATCAATGTCGGGATTATCTCAGAATATCAAGAAAAATGAATATTCAAGCATACGTTAATATTGAGCCTATAACAATCAAGAGAGAATTGACCAGAGGTGAGTGTCTGGAATTCATCACGGAAATTGATGCTGCATACAAGGATGTGGGTTTCACGTTGGAATTGATCAAAATCCTGATGAAGTCTGTTAAGGGTGATCTGGAGGATTTTGAATGGAATGAATTATTGGAATCATTCACGAAATTATGATCAAGATACCTGAAGAAATTATAAACAGATTCAATTTACCAAATACGGCATTTTTATCTGGAAGTAGAGCCATGGGATTCCCAAGAGAAGGGAGTGATTGGGATGTTTGTATTCCCAACCATTTAATAGCGGATATTAAAGACAAATGTGATAATATCAAGGAAAGTGAATACTTTGAGGGTTTTATAACACAATTTGGAGAATATAAAGTGAATTTTATCCCTCTCCATCCCTTAGATATGGTTTGTTGGATTTTAGCAACCAAAACAATTGCTGATTTGAACAACACTTTTGAACATACCAGAGTGAAAGAACCTGCAATGCGTCATGGAATATTTGAAACATTCAGGGGAGTATTTAAAACGACCATTGTTTACGAGGGAGCAGAGGCACTTCATCCGATAATTGAAAAGCTGCTTGCCGATTCTTAAAAACTAGAACACAATACCCCCATGCAGATTAACACGCTAGAAACCAAATTCGCCAAATGCTCCTCAATCGAGATTCCCGATTCCTACTTCAATAGGATGACTACGGGATGTTCCGAAATTGACATGATGTTTGGCACTGAACATCTTTCCGGCTTTATGTCTGGTAGTGCAATCTCCATCTGTGGCGTTGGAGGTTCTGGAAAATCTACCGCACTGTGTCAAATAGCTCAAATGCTTACCACCCAAGGTAAACGTGCTGCCATTGCTTCTGGCGAGGAATCCCATCTTCAAATCGCCTATGCTTGCAAGCGTTTGGGTGTTACGGATGTTGATGTTGCCCATATCAGCAACGTGGAGGATATTGCGGAAGCCATGTCTGATTACGATTTCATGGTGGTGGATAGCTTTCAAGCCCTTCGTTCTTCCAATTCTAAAATGAAGAAGAGGGAATTCTACCAATACGCACAAGATTTGCTTCTATCAACTGCCAAGGAAACCGGATGCGTTCTGGTGTTCGTTCTCCATATCACAACCCAAGGTCTTCCCAAGGGAGGAACCGATATCATCCATGCCGTGGATGTGAACATGAAAGTCACGGTGGATAAGGAGGATGATTCCATGCGTCTCTTCCATGTATATAAGAATCGCTTCGGGGAAACCAAGATTCACATGGCAATGATGACTTCCAAGGGATTTGACTTCAAGGGTGCTTATGTTGCTCCTGTGGAAGCTGAAAAGCCTAAGAAGAATAAGACTCCCACTGCGGAGATTCGCAAGGAAGAAATTCTCAATATGGATGAACCTCCTCACTTGACTCTGGATCGGGTGTGTGATAAGCTTGAGGTGTCCGGTCAAACCGCTGGCATTCTCCTTCGGGAGCTTGTTGGAGAGGGTAAGATGCAGAAATTTGGCAGGGGTGTGAACGCTGTCTGGAAAATCGCACAAGAATGTCAGAAATTACACAAACATTTAACGAAATAATATTATGGAAGAACACGATTATTACAGAGTTCAGGTGACTAAAAAAATAAAAAACCCATCATTCAGTATGATATTGAACATTCTTTTATTAGAAGATGGGAATCTACCAAGGATGCTTGCGTCGATCTGAATTTAAATAGTTCTAGTATGTCAAATCATCTAAGTGGCAAAACCCGTCATTGTGGTGGTTATTTGTGGGAATTTGAAAATAAAAAATAATAAAATGCGAGTTGTAATAAATAAATGTTTTGGGGGGTTTAGCCTTTCCAAAAAAGCGGTGCGAAGAATGGCGGAACTTCAAGGGAAGGAATGTTATTTTTTCAAAAATGATTTTAAAACCAATCAATACATCCCCATTGAGGATGATGCTGAAGAATGGTGTTGGTTTGCATTCCATGTTCCCAATCCGAATGATTACCAATCTGAAAAAGAGTGGCGTGAAATGACGATTGAAGAGAGGCAAGCAGATAACAAGAAATGGGATGCCATCTCCATTGATAAAAGACTAAGCGATAGGAGTGATCCTGCTATGATTCAAGCTGTGGAAGAGTTGGGGGAAGCTGCCAACGGTGATTGTGCGGAACTGAAGATCGTGGAAATTCCTGATGGTGTGAAATACACTATTGCGGAATACGATGGTATGGAGCATATCGCAGAAGTCCATAACACTTGGGGATAAGAATATGAAATTTTTTAACATTTTCAGAAAAGAAACTTGGTCGGTGATCAAGGAAGAACTCGCCGTTGTAACTGTTGGATACTACGATTCTGGTTGGCCAATGGGACAAATTGAGGCAACCTTAATATTTGAAGAGAGTAACAAAGGAAACAAACGATGCTGGATGAAAGAACATTGATGGGAACACTGTGGAGGAATTCAATGATCTGCCGAATCCCAAGAATTGTCAGATCATCACAAGAAGAATCAACGAATAAAAACTAGAATACACTGATCCCATGCCCGACATTGAAATTAACGGAACAAAATTGTGCGTATCTTTGGAAACCATCATCAATGGAATGTCCAAGGAACAGAAGAGAGAAGTCCTATCATGGCTTGCCACCGATGGGGAAGTCATGGAATCCGTGGTGGATCATATTCTGGGAAGGGATGAGCAAGGATGGTCAACGGGTGATCCAAACCGTTGCCAACAAATCCTTGGGGAAGTGGAGGATTTCCATCTTGCTGATGTCAGATATAACTGGAAACCTTGGGATGAAATCAAGCAGAAATTGAAGAACATTCGTGCTGATGAGCGTCTGTATTGGGTTCTCTATCATCAAATTGACGCACAAACGAGTAGTATGGTGTTCAATGAATTACGGAGACTTGGGGTGGAATCCAATTACACAACCAAAGAGGCTGATGAGGATATTGCCACGATCCATGAGGTTATCAAGGATACGTTCAAACAGATGGCTAAAGATAAGGTTAAAAACTAGAATACAATAGCAACATGTTTAAGCTACCACAAATAATCATTGGCTGTATCCTATTCTTTATCGGCATGTCCATCCCTCTGGGATTCTTCAGCCTGTTTGGTATGTTATTGGCACTTGTTGGCACGTTCTTTATCTCCCGTCCTTTCGCATTGGATAGCGGATTTGGGAATACTCCCATGTTCTTCCTGTTGGGCATGTTCGTGTTTATCCCCTCGTTCTTTTTAACACGAAAGACTTTCATTGAATTTGGTATGGATGACTTAACAATCGGGGCAATCCGTCTCACACTTTGTATGGTGGGGGGTGTGCTTGCCTTTCTCTCAATCTCAAAATCATAATATGACATTGGAACAATTCCAACAAACCAAGCAGAAAGAACTTGCAAATCTCATTCCATGTCGTAAGATCGCTTACGAAGAGGGAACGGATCACAAGGTTGTTCTAAGCAATGACAAGTTCTGGGACTTATTCGCATTCTTCAAGAATCAATGGCACTACATTACAACAATTAAGATATAACATGACAAAGTATCAAAAATTATGGTTTGAAGAAGGTTATTATGATAACCAACAAGGGGAACATCCCGAAGCATTTTGTCAGGAAAAGTGGATGAAGTCCATATATGACTGTGGTTGGGGTGGTGAACAATTTACAATGATTGTGGAACACTTTCCATTCTACAAACAAGGAGCAACAAAAGCATATAACGAAAAAAACAAATAACATGGCTAATAAAAAAACAAGGGCAAGTCGGGCAAGAGGATGGTGCAGCACACTGGATGAGCAAACCAATGGCAACAAAATCTTCAAGGGAGACGTTTGCGATACTGCATGGAACGCGAAAGCATCCAACAAGCGAGCGCGAAAGGTCTATGGTAGGATATCACAACAAGGCAAGGACTGATGGGTAGCATGTTTGACAACCGCAAGATTCTCCATGGCCTTCCAAAGGATGGTCAGAAGATCGAAGCCATTACTAACAAAACCAATTCGTGGTTTCTATCAGTGGTGGAAGATACTAAAAAGCTGAAGATTGGAAAGGAATATACTGTTCTCAAGACGGAACTCAATTCATCCAGTTCTTATGTGTGGCTTGAGGAATTTGGAAAAGATGTATTCTTTAATATACATAGCTTTGAATGGGAACTCCCGAATCTTGATCCAAATGATCTGATTGGGTTTTTCGTTTCCGATATGAATACCATTCATCACAAATATGGGTGGGGTGTTCAAGTGGGGGAGAATATCAGACATGAGGGAAATCCCATGATCGTGGTGAAGTGTGAGAATAAGGAACATGTCGATTACATCACAAGCGTAGAATTTAAAAACTAGAATACAATAAAGACATGAAATACACAGTAATTTGGGAAGACCGCTGGCAATCAGGATCACATCATCATTGTATCACAAAGAAGACTTGGGTGGAAGCTAATTCCATTGAAGACCTTATGAAAGAATATGGTGATTATGCCCGATTCATTTTTGAGGGACATATCCTAACTTTGGGGGAAGAATTCAATCAGGAATTGGTTGATGTGATTGTTTAAAAACTAGAATACAATATCAATATGAATAACGAACAACAAATAAACGAAGCCCTTCAATGGCTACAATCGACGGGTCAATCTTTGGTTGACTTCACTGGCGAACAATCTCCTCTCTACTGTCAGGAAGTTCTCAATTGGACATTCTATGGTAATATGATAACGGTAATCATCGGCATCATTTGGATTATTGGTTCTCTGTTTCTAATCAAACCGTGTATTAAAGCTTGGAATTTTGAATATGGTTATTGCAACAAAGGAGCAGCAATTTCTATATCTACCTCTTTGGCGTTGGTGATTGCAGGTGCATTCATACCAATTACTATTATGAGTGTTGTTGATATGGTTAAAATTAAGGTTGCACCACGAATGGTATTGGTTGAGCATTTTCAACAAAAATTAAAGTAATGCACCCCCAATTCAATCCCCAAGCCCTGCTTAACAAACCTCTGGAAATCTCCTATTGGAAAGATTCCATTGGGGAGGACGCAAAAATCGTTGACATTGGGGAAGACCAATATAAGATCGTATTTGAGCAAGCACCGGAAGACGATGATCAGGAAGACCTTTTCATTTGGACAACCCAAGAACCGGAATCAATCGAAGGAGATAGAGCATTCTTCCGAAACATTGGAGCAACAAATTTCTATCTGAAAATCAAACAAAAACTAGAATACAATAACATTATGAAAACAACAGTAAAGGAACTGAGTGAGAAGCTGGGAGTAGATACCGTGTATGTGAACGGATTTCTTCAAACCCTAATCAAGATGGGCAAGGCAAGCGTGGTAGGCAAGGTGAAGAAACCTAGCGGAACCCGTGGCAAGCCTTCCAATATCTACGAAATCAACGAAGGTATCGTTGACTAACAATTTTCCAATGGAGCAACGGTGTGGAAAATCTTAGACACACAGCAGAGTCGCTTGAAGTATCTCTGGATTAGTTTATCAGGCAAGAAAGAAGGAAAGACGAAACCCTTCCTCCTGACGCATCGAGTAGCCAGTCGTGGTGAAAGCCAGATATGTTGAGTAGATTGTGGGCATGATCAGCCTAGAGTGGGGGTAAGACCCACTTGCTCCACCTTTTTAATAAATAAAACACTAACCACCGCGAAAATGCGTGACCTGACGGCAAATGGAAGCTCTACCAAGTGGGGGACTGGCATTCTGCATAACGCCAATGTGGAGGCACGGGCGGACAACGCCGCACCGCCGAAGCCCCCGACTCAATAACTACATGAAAACTACGAAATCAAAACACCCCGCCCGTTGCTCTCTCACGCCTTGTTCGTCGTCTTTGATTTTGAAACGTCGGATGCAACTCAAACGCATGGAAATCCAGATAGAGAAAAACGTCGCGTGGAATCTCGGCTACGATCCAAGCGATATCTGGCATCACGAACTACTCGACCGCCGCAACGAACTCTCACTGATCGTGGGTAAAACCGACCCCGAATGGTGGGCGATCTACGACCGATTCCGGGACGCCGAAAACTGCAAGCGGCTGATGACCTTTCTTCCGACGAACGACCAAGCTGACCCGCTGCATGGGCGGGGGAAGACTCAACCGGAGAAATAATATGCCGAATCACAGAAAACTCAGAGAAGAACAGGAAGGCCCATGCAGTTGGGTCCAGCGTCTGGTTCGCCGTTGGCGGTGGACACGCAGAGAGCGCGACATCATCCAGAACTGTGGATGCGTGACCTACTGCCCGAAGTGCCACGACATGCTCAACGATCAAGCCTACTGGCTGGCGAGCAATGGCGACGGACTTGGAACCTACAAGTGCCGACTCTGCGGGAATGTCAGCGAGTGGCATTTCGGCATCGCTCCCGTGGCGCTGCTGATCTACTCGGCTCACACGAAGCATACGGCGAACGATCAAGTGGAGGCACGCCGACCATGAATGCTCGAATACAGAAAGAAGCCAAACGTCTAGGTCTTGGAATCCGCCCCGGCGGGAAATACGTTCGAGGAGGGTGGACTGACGGAATGCCCGGAAAATGGGTGTTCAGCACCTACCCGCTCGATCCGTCTGGAAACGAAAAAGAGGAGGACATGGGACACTGCGACGACAACGCCGAGGACGCCATCGAGCAGCTGGGCAAGGACGCTGAGTATTTCTTCGCTAACGTCACAACGCACGCGCCGGGAGCCAATGAGAAGCCTTTGAAATGAAACTGGAGAGCTAGTCTCGGTCGTGTGCCGTGGCTTGTTCTCGCTCTTCCGAATTACCAACCAACCTACAAATCACGATATGACGATACGAATCACAAAATGGAACGGACTCTGCCTCACGGCGGAAAAGAAACACCGCTGGTGCCTGAAAATATGGTGGCTGGGCAAATGGTGGGGACGCTGCGGCTTCTCATCCAGCGGGCGGGACTTCTACCACACGGATGTTAGCTACTACCATCACGGATGGACTCGGACGCGCCGGACGTGGATCGGCCCGATCATGGTCGAAGCTGAAAAGTCCCTGACGTGGGGAATCATTTCCGGAGAACAGTAACTTATGACCCCCAATAAGTGTCCATAACCATGCCGGAATCAATTATGCGCTTTCCTTACTACATTCTTAAAAACTAGAACACAATAACACAATGAGCAAAACGCTAATTACAACACTGTCGGTTCTTGGAGGTGTCATCCTCCTTGGAGTAATCCTTTTGGTTTCCGTTCTGGGAAGCTTCAACTCTTACACAAGATTTGAGAATCTTGCAAAAGCAGCACAAACGGATAATAAGAATATCCTTGATAACACTCGAAAATCCATTCGGGAAGCTGCCAACGTATCGGACAAGGAAGTGGAAGCCCTTACCAATATCATCACGGGTTATGCCGATGCAAGAGGGGGTAATACTGCCGGGGATGGTCAACTTGTCACTGTAGGTATGGTGACGGAAGCAGTCCCAAGTATCCAAGGTATTGAAACGCTGAAGAATCTCCAGAACATCGTGGTTGCAGGACGAAAGGATTGGCAAATGGCACAAACACGATTGGTTGATATCAAACGACAAGCGGATAATATGATTGGAACCGTACCATCTGGAACCATTCTGAAATGGTTTGGTAAAAAGGAAATTGAAATTATCATCGTAACTTCCAAGGAAACCGAAGGTAATTTTGCCACTGGTGAGGATAATTCCAATTGGGTTGAGTGATGAGCGGATACTGGATATTCCTGTTGATGATAATCCCCGTGATCGCGGGGGTTGTCTCATGGCAAAAGTTCCACACAATTGAATTGTGGGAATCGGCAACAAGCGTGGGAGCGGCACTGGTTGTGATCATCTCTGTTTTTGGCATATCACAATGTAGCCTGAGTCATGATACTTATACCGAATCCGGTAGGATTATGTCGGTTGTCCACACTCCTAAATGGAAGGCTGAATGGACGGAGACGGAGACATACACCACAACCGATTCCAAGGGTAAATCCCATACACATACAAGACTGGTTACAAGAAGAAAAACACATTCCCCCACATGGGTTGCAGATACGACAATCGGTAGTATGCAAATCACGGAAGGATATTTTAATTACATTGGGAGACAACATGGAATTCGTAAAGAGTTGGGGTATCGTCCCGATTATGATTCAGGAGATAGATATGATTATCATTCCACGGTATCTGATGATCCCGAATTTTGTGATTATCCGGTCAATGGAACTGCCATGTGGTTAAATCCAATCCTAACCCAAAAGGGATTGCGTGGATATGAAAAGCTATCAGACAATGAAATCCAACAATACGGACTATTTGATTATCCGAACCATGATAAATTCAAGTCATCCCGATTGTTGGGGGGTGTTCCCCTAAGCCATTGGGATTGGGATAAGATGAATACCTATCTATATGATCAAAGGGGGGTGAATGTTCTCATGGTCAAATTGGGTAGCATTGATACTGCCAAGAAATTCCAACAACATTGGAAGAACGGTAGGAAGAATGATCTGGTTCTATGCTATGGTGATGGTTGGTCTTATGTGTTTGGATGGACTGATAAGGAACTGGTTAAGATGAATCTTCAGACGATCTTGTTGGATAATCCAATTGATATTAATATCATACCTTTGATAAAATCGGAAATTCTGAAAAATTACAAGCCTCATAATTGGGAGCAATATCAGGACGATGAATTTGTGGTAGAGACTTGGATGAT